TCCAAAACTACACAGGCACGAAACTCTACGACAAGATCAGCAACGACATCATCGCCAATACTCTTGCCAACCCTTACTTGGCGTTGGTGAATGATTACTTGCAGCCAATGTTAATCCATTTTGCAATGGTGGAGTACTTGCCTTTTGCTGCTTATACCATCGGCAATGGTGGTGTGTTCAAGCACAACTCCGAGAATAGCACAACGGCAGAGAAGATTGAGGTTGACTATTTGGTCGGCAAGGCACGGGATTTGGCAAAGTACTACACCGATAGGTTCATCACTTATATGAGCTACAACCAAGCGTCATTCCCTCAATACAATTCAAACAACAATGCAGATGTCTACCCCGACACCGATGCGAACTTCGCCTCGTGGGTTCTCTAAAAAGACCTACGAACCAAAGAAGGGCAATATCATCAAGTTAAAGAGTTACTTAAAAGAGAACGATGGCAAATAATATCAATTGGGGACAGGTGTACTGCTCATCATACTTTGGAGATGAGGATTACAACACACGCACCTTGACGGGTGATGGTGTGCCTGCTTGCTTTGATAATGCCTTCACTTATGCTGAAAAGTATTCCGTCCGTGTGGTGGCAGATGGTGGAACGGTAGAGGCATTTGCCTGCTTGGTGGATGCAATTGACAGACTAAACTACAACTAATTATGAGCTATTTTGATGACGCAAGTCTTGTAATGATTCCTTCGGGTTACAAGAACGCAAAAGTTTACTCGGTCAAGCCGACCGATGGTACGGGCGACCTAACCTTCAGCCGTGCCTCAAGCGCCACCCGTGTGCAAAGTGACGGCCTAATTGAAAAGGTGCGGACTAATTTGTTGACGTACTCAAACACATTTTCGGATGCGGCTTGGTCTAAAAATAACTTGACTTTAACAAGTGGTCAAACTGACCCCAACGGAGGGAGTACGGCATTTTTAATCCAGTCTACAGGTGTTAGCGCCCCAACCTTCGGTCAAACAAACGCAAGTGCGGCAAGGACTACAAGTATTTTTGCTAAAGCTGGTACTCGGACAAATTTTAGCATCTTAAATGGAGGGTATAACAATGGTGCAGAGTTTAACCTATCAACACAAAGCGCAACTGCTTTTGGCGTTGGTTCACTTGCTAAAATTGAGTCGGTGGGAAGCGGTTGGTTTAGGTGTTCAGTAGCCTTGTCAAGTTCTACCGAAACACAATTTATACTAACTGACATTGCTGGGAACGGGGGCGTAATAGGTGATAATTTAACCTTTGCCTTTGCCCAATCTGAAACGGGCGACATAGCAACAGACTACATCCCCACCACCAGCGCAGCAGTTAGCGTTGGCCCTGTTAGTGGGTTACCCCGTTTGGACTACTTGAATAGTACTTGCCCTCGCCTGTTGCTTGAACCGCAGCGGACAAACAACTTGGTATATTCCGAGCAATTTACGAACGCTGCTTGGGCTACCGATGGTAACGGAGCAGGTGAAACCAAGACGGCAAACTATGCTATTTCACCCGATGGCTACCAAGATGCTGACCGAATCCAATTAAATCGCACAGGTGGTAGTTATAGCCGTGTACGTCAAGACTACGTTGCCGCTGGAACACATACTGGTTCAGTATACCTAAAGAGCAACACGGGGTCAAGCCAAAAGATTTGGATGCGAGTAGATGGAACTGTTTCAACAAAAATCACCATTACGACCTCTTGGCAGCGTTTTGTTGTATCTGGAAGCACGTCTGCTGCACTTGAGTTGTTTATTGATAACACGGATGCTGAAATCGCAACGATTGCCGACTTCTCGGCTTGGGGCGCACAACTTGAAGCAGGAGCCTACGCCACCTCGTACATCCCCACATTGGGAACGAGCGTTACAAGGGTTGCGGATGCTGCTTCTAAAACGGGCATTAGCTCGCTTATCGGGCAGACGGAGGGGACTTTGTTTGCGGAGTTTGTTGTTGATTCATCATCATCTCCGACTATGGCCTTTTTTGTAAGTGCTGCTGGTGTTTTTGATAATGCTATATGGATTCAGCAAAGCGCAAGTGATTCAGTTATATTTAGAGTATTTAGCGGCTCAAGCGCACAAGCTTCAATTACCAAAACGGGATTGACAAATGGTCAAACCGTAAAAGTAGCTGGAGCCTATAAAGCAAACGATTTTGTTTTGTATGTGAATGGTGTACAAGTAGGAACTGACACAAGCGGTAGCATCCCAGCAAGCCTTTCGCAAATTGAAATCGGCTCATATGCTGAAGTTGGTTCACCATTTAATCAAAATAGGCCAATCAAGCAAGCCATTTTGTTCCCGACCCGATTGTCAAATAGCGACCTCGCTGCCTTAACTGCCTAACCTATGAAATTCCTAAAATACGAGTTCACGCCCACGCAATGGGCAACGGCTAAAGCAAAGATTGAGTTGACGGGTACCGACCCCGAAGGCGAAACCTACACCTATTGGAACCCCGAACTGGTTACGGCAGTAGTGGAACTCGGGCATCTTTGCACCCAATGGGGAACGGATGCCGAAGGCAACCAAGTGTGTGAGGTAACGTCACCAAAGTACGCAGTTGACATTTTGTGGACTGCCGAACCAATGACAACTTCGTTTGCCTCTTATGTCGTATGGCCTTCGCCTTGCGGAGTTCATATTTTCGCTGGATGGGAATCAGCATACGAGACAGAGTACTGCGTAGCGAACCCGACCGCTGAATACTGCCAGCCTCCCGTACCACCCGTAGCGATTTAATGCTATGACAAAGGAGTCAGCCGATAGCGTTCTAACGTCTTGGTCTTTAACGGGAGCAGGACTTCTCGTAAGCTACGCCCATCAAGCGTTAGGTCTTTTGGTTCTGATAGCCTCACTTGCGTACACTCTTTGGAAGTGGCGAAGGGACTACCTCAAACTAAAGAACGATGCTAATTGAGCGTATCTTCAAGAACCCCAAGACCACCATCTTGGGGCTTCTTATTATAGCACTATGCTTCACACTCGTTTGGGGAGGCCGTGCGACTTTAACGGAGGTCTCGACTTTTATGGTCGGGGCTTTCGCACTTATGTTTTTCAAAGACCCTCAAGATGGCAAAGCAGCAGGCGGTAAGCCAAAGAATCAGTAAGAGCAAGAAGCGAGGCAAGCACTCTAAGAGTGCATCTGCTAATAAGGCGAGTAAGAACTACTCCAAGCCTTACAAATCACAGGGTCGCTCGTAACAAATCTGCTATGTTTTTTGTCACAGTTCGGAGATTGTCCGAGTTATACTACGGAATTTGGCAAACCCTTTATTGTGCATTATATGGCACTTTACCTGTTAACGTACGTTTTATTGTACATTATGACTACAAATTGTGCAATTAAAGGCACATTAAGCAATATGCAAAAAGTGCAAAGTGTAAAGTCAAATGCGCATAATGTGTAAAATGTCCAGTTTAATCTATTAAAAACGTGACCAAGAACTTTACCCTCGCAGAACTGACTGCTACAAAAACAGGCCTTCCTAACGCTTTACCCAAGCATCTGGAGGGAAACCTCCGTGCGCTTGCAGAAAACGTCTTACAACCCACGAGAGATGCCTTAGGTGCGGTGAAAGTAACGAGTGCATACCGCAGCCCTGCGGTGAATAGCAAAGTAGGGGGAGCCAAGACCTCGCAGCATACGCAAGCACAAGCTGCTGATCTAAAGTATGATGGAGGTAACGAGGTTCTTTTTAATTGGATCCGGGAGAATTTAGACTTCGACCAGCTTATCTGGGAGTTTGGCACGGACAAAGCGCCAAGTTGGGTGCACGTGAGTTATTCTAATACCAAGAATCGCAAACAAATTTTAAAAGCAGTAAAATATAATGGCAAAACCAAGTACTTCAACTTTTGATAACTGGCTCAATGAACTCGAAACTAAACCCCAACCGACTTGCAATTTGGACAATCCTGCTGACTGCGACTCTTGCGGCTCTTAGCAGTTGCGCTTCTGTGAAACCAGTCCTCGAGAGTGTGATTGTAAGGGACACGGTAATTGTAACCAAGACAAAGTACTTAACCGACACTCTGGAACTCTACAAGGACACGACCATCTACCAAGACAAGGTGCGTCTGCAGCTCCAGTACATCGACCGAAAGGTCTTCGTTGAGGCTACGTGCTTGCCCGATACCATCCGGGTAACGCAGACCAAGATCCTAACGAAGGAGAGGAAGCAGAGGGGATGGACTCTGGAGGGAGGGCTTACGATGCTCGGGCTTATTTTGCTGGGTGCTTACATCGTTAAGCGTTGGGTAGATAAACTAACCGAGTAATTATACCCTTTAAGATACATTAGGGGCGTTTTAAGAGACTTTATATGCGAAAGGGTATAGTTCTATACCTTGATGCATTTGAAGCCCGCAAATCAAAGATTCTATTCTTTTTCTTTATTTAGTTTCTTTTTCTTTTAAGTTAGTTGGTTAAGTTGTAAGTTGACTAACTACTAACTTAAGTTAACTTATAAGTTGATTAAGTTAACTAACTAACTTAACTTGTATAAAAAAAGAAATAAAATTGACATACGCAACTTTTGTTAATAAATAATTCTATGAATGACCATATTTTTATTTACTGGGACGATGTACCTTTGACCAATGACACCAAAGTACTACATCGGCAAGACGTTGAAGATCGAGGCAAAGGATGTTGTAATGGACTTCCAGCCGGACAATTATAATCTGGGAACTGCCCTCACCTATCTAATGCGTGCAGGCAAGAAGCCTCACAATCCGATCTGTGACGATATCCGGAAGGCAATCGCTCACCTTGAATTTGAACTTGAACGACAGAATGAGCAACGACCAACAAGCGAAGGAAGCCAAACAACAACAGCTAAGTATGCAGTACTATACTAATCCCGCCAAGCGCAGGAAGATAGACTTTATCTTGGAGGAATGCGCTACGCTGATGGCCAACTGCGACTCCGACTACCAATCTCGCCAACAGGCGAAGTATAAAGAGCAGGAGCTACTCGGTGAGATTGCCAAGATAGATCTGCATTTTGCAATTCAATGCGGATACTTGATCCCAGACAACTGAGCTACAAGATTGTAGTCGGCAAAGTGCCAAGCCTAAATGCATTTTATGCATCTAAGCATTGGACTGTCCGGGCAAAGGCAAAGACTAAACATTGCCAAGAGGTCACGCTTCAGCTTGAGCAGTACGACTGCGAGCAGATCACGGATGTACAAATCTTATGCAAGGTCAACTACCGCTACGATATTGACAATGCCATTATGGCGGTGAAGTTTGCCCTTGACACATTTAAGACTTGGGGTGGCGTAAAGGATGATAGCCGCAAGTATGTGCATTCCTTAAAGTTGGTACACGATACAAGTATTGGGAAGGACACGGCAGAAATAACCTTCACGGGTTTGTTGGTATCAGAATAGTTTTGTATATTTGCATAACTTAAAACCAATCAG